ATCCGGCCCCTAAAAAGCCAATAGTAAAAAAGGCGAGAAAAAAGGTTAAGAAATGAACTTACAAGTAATAAAATATTATGTAATCGTTCTAGTCTCGGTAGCGTGCGTTATTCTATCTATGTCCGCTTTAAAGGAAATAGAAATAGCCCAAAACAAACTAGACGAAGGTAAGAAAATAGCCTACTATCTTAGGTCCTCTACTGACTCTTTAACTTATTACGCGATTGCTTATACAAGTACAAAAGATTCTAGTTTCCTAGATACATTTAACAAACACTTAGAAAGGAGAAAAGAAAAGACTTTTACGCTAGATCAAGAAGCGCAAGTATTTTATAATAAGGGCCTAGAAATAAGTAACCAATTAGCCAAGAATATAGAAAAGCCGGCCTTTGACAGTTTAAACTCTACGGCCTTTTTTAGTAAGGAGTATTTAGGCTATAAGTCTAACATTTATACTAATATAGAAGAGTTAAGAAACTCTATTACTGATAAGGCTAAAAAGAAGCTAGAAATTGAAAGTAACTTATTAAGTATTTATATTTATTTACTTTGTCTTACGATAATGTATTTAATAGTAGAGGTAAGAAATAATAACGAGAAACAAATTAAGAAAACAGTTAAACGCAAAAAGAAATGATAAAGAACTTTATTTGGCATTTATTAAGCGATAAGTCTCCATTAAACGGAGGTATAGCGATCGGAGTAGGGGCTTTTATAATGATGTGCGTCTTTGCGGTATCCGATATAGGAACCGGACTATTCCAAAAAGACCTAGTAGTAAGCGATACGATCTATCACAGTTTCGTAGCTATTGTCTTTGCGGCGTTCTTTAAGAGTCTTTACGAGAATATAAAAGGAAACAAAAACTTATAATATGAAGTTAAGCGAACACTTAGAACTAGCGGAGTTAATCCGTAGCGAGTCAGCAAAGAGACAAGGGATTAGCAATATGCCAACTCCCGAACATATCGAGAACTTTAAGTTACTAGCCGAAAAGGTATTCGAGCCTATTCGAGTTAATTTTCGTTGCCCGATCCATATTTCGAGCGGTTATAGGTCCAAGGAGTTAAATAAATGTATCGGAGGTTCCGCAACTAGTCAGCATTGTAGCGGCGAAGCTATCGATATAGATATGGACGGAAGCCTACAAGGAATTACTAATAAAATGGTTTTCGATTACATAAAAGAAAGCCTAGAGTTTGATCAATTAATTTGGGAGTTTGGATCGGACAGTAATCCGGATTGGTGCCACGTTTCGTACGAGTCGACGGGTAAGCAACGTAAACAAGTACTTAAAGCTAAAAGAGTTAACGGTAAGACTGTTTACGAACCGTATAAATAAAATGATTTCCCGCTCCGCTATTGACTTAATACTTCAATTCGAGGTAGGAAATAAAAACTACTATAATAAGTTTTTGTTTAGGCCAAGTTATCGGGGGACGGGAATTATAATAGGAATAGGCTACGATCTAGGAAATACTTATAAGACGCAGTTAGTAGACGATTGGGACGGGAATATTAACCCAAACTATTTCCCGCTCTTATTTAGGGTTTTAGGGCTTAATGGTAATCCGGCTAAACAAATGCTAACTTCGGACCTACTTAAAGTAACTATTCCCTATTTAAACGCTTACGAGGTATTTATAAAGAGGACGATCCCTAGAGGGTATAGTATGGCTAAATTTATTTATCCACATTTAGACGATTTAAACGCTAATACAAGGGGGGCTTTAGTTTCTTTAGTACTTAGTCGGGGAATTAGCTTAGAGGGCGAGAATCGGGAGGAAATGAGGGAAATAATAGATTTTACAAGGAATAAGGATTACGAGGGGATAGCAGACGCCTTAGAGCGATCAAAAAGACACTTCGAGGAGAAAGGCCTAGACGATCAAGTTAAGCGAAGGGAGGCGGAAGCGGACCTAGTTTTATCTAGCCTTTATTAAATATCTTCATAACGTTGATTCATACACGACGTACGGCCTCCGTTTCTACGGGGGCTTTTTTATGCTATAAAGTGGGTTTGTCCGGTTTTTTGTCCGGACAATCTTCGGACAGTTTTACCCCTTTAACAAAGTTTAACACTTCGTTAACAAAAAAGATTTGGCTACTATGTATACAATGTATACCTTTGAGAAACAAAAGCAAACGTTATGAGTAAAAATTTAGGATTTATTAATGAGCCTAGCTTACCTAGAGCAATCTTTAAAAAGGCTATTCGCGATTCTACTTTAGACAGTAGTAAAGCCGCAGTCTATTATATCTACTTAGATATGCCTAAGCCTAACGCTTACTTCGACGGAAGGCCGGAGCCAACGGGTAAATATTTCTATCCGTCTTCCTTAACTGATAAGGTTAAAGAGTATACCGATAAAGGGTACGACGTTTGGGTTCCTAGTAAATGGAAATAACAATTAAACAAAACGGGGGGACGGCCGCGCCGAACATATACGTTATGAAGGATCTAATAAAAACTATGAAGGAGACAATGGCTAGAGTCTACTGTCTTAAAACGGGTTGGGATTACGATAATCTTAGCCCTATTAAGTCCGCTATAATTAAAGCGTACTGTAATCAATTATTTATTAACAATGGGGACGAAAGCAAAGCCCTAGGTATTTTAGAGGAACAAATTAATTCATTCACTTTTAAATTTAATCAAGATGAAGTATAAAGAAAGTATCGAAGTTTCAACTATGAAAGGAGTAATAATTTTTATAGTTTGTATGATTATAGGCCTCTTAGCAGATAACCTATAAATCTATTAAAATGACTATTACCGATATAATATTCGACAGTAATAAAACGGCCATAGAGCAATATATTAAGATCCTAGAAATACAACTCTTAACAATGCCAAAATACAGTAAGGTTACTAGGACTATTATAGCTTGCAAAGAGTTAGCCGAGGAAATCAATATTTTATATAAAATAAAATCTAATTAAATGAAGGATCTAATAACGGTAAGGGTTTTACCGGAAACTAAAACCCAATTATTAACCGAAGCGGACCTAGGTAATACTACTTTATCTAGGGTAGCCTCTAAAATCTTAACTCAATACTATGAGCAAAATAAAAACACTAAGCCAAGTAAACAAGCTAGAGCGTCTATTAAATCAAGCGATAGGACGAGAAGTAATACTAAAGGACGATCTAAATAGGTGGCGCGCTTCCGGTCCCTACGACATTAATCGATTATTTAGCCACGAAAACGATATACTTCTAAAAATTGCTAGAATAAACGCAATCCAACGTAGGATATTAGATTCCTTAATGGTAAAAATAAAGGACCTCTATTTAGAAAGCAATTTTAAGATATTAGACAATGAAATACTTAATTAAAAACGAATACTTAATACAGTTAGAAAATGACGAACTTAAAAAAAGAATCAAAGAAAAAGACGACGAAATCAAGCGACTTCGTCGGGAACTCGAAACTCAAAAACTTAGTAGCGAGCCGGTACAAAAGCAAGATAAGGGAAGAGAAACTAGATAGGGCGGTTAAAATATTCGTAGACGTTTGTATTTACTACGACGTTACGATCCTACAAGTTAGGGCCAAGTATAGAGGCGTTACTGTGGTAAAGGTCCGACAAGTTTCTTGCTACGTTATCAAAGAAAAAACCGATTTAACATTCGGGGATATTTCTAATATCCTAGGAATAGATCGTAGTACGGCTAGCCATAATTACTCCTTAATAAAGGACCTAATTAATACTAAACAAGGGGAGGAAATAAAAAAAGATATTAACAATATTTTAATAGTTACTATCTAGTTATTATCATTAAATTGCTATATATTAGCACAAAATTAAACGTTATGAATCAAATCGAAAAGGTACAAAGTACTATTAGTTTTAGTAAGGAGCAACTAGAATTAATAAAATCTCAAATTGCTCCGGAGGCAACTAACGAGGAATTACAGTTATTTCTCTATACTGCTAAGAGGTCCGGCCTTGATCCATTGGCCCGCCAAATCTATTGTATACATAGAAGCGTAAAACTTCCGAACGGACAGTACGGTAAGAAAATGACCGTCCAAACTTCGATAGACGGATTTCGCGTAATAGCTGAAAGGTCCGGTTTATATGGAGGACAAGGAGAACCGATCTTCGAGTATAGTCCCGAAGGCGAAGTAGTTTCTTGTAAGGTCTCAGTCTATAAGTTCAAAGGAGACGTTCGCTACGAAGCGGCCGTAGGCGTTGCGTTCTTTAGCGAGTACGCTCAAACGGACCGAAGCGGAAACCTAACCGGCTTATGGGCTAGTAAAAAGCGTATTATGTTACAAAAGGTTGCGGAATGTTTGGCGCTCCGTAAAGCCTTTGCGCAAGACTTAAGCGGTCTTTATACTTCGGAGGAAATGCCGCCGGCGGAAGAGACAGTAACGTCTCCTTACATTAAGTCGCACGATAACTTAGAAGACATAGAATTAGCTATCGAGTTATGTAATAATAAAACCGAGTTAAAGTCTTTGTATGATCTAAATAAGGATATTGTAAACGATCTAGAATTGGTCCCTTTATTTACCGAACGTAAAAAATCCCTTAAATAATGAACGAAATAACCCTAGGCCAACTAGCGCCAACGAAAAGCGAAATAGATCAAATAACGGAAACGATTAGACTCGAACTAGAGGACGGTCGTATAAATCCGGAATTTGTAGCCGTTAAGATAGCGGCTATCGAAAACTTCGCCAAGGCTTTAAGAGTAAAGTCCGAGGAGTATATTATCGACTTCCTAAGTAAGTGTCCTAAAGGGACCTACGATTACTTGGGGGCTAAGATTTCGCTAAAGGATTCGCAGACTTACGACTATGGAGCCTACTCCGAAAGGTGGGCCGAACTAGAAGCGCAGATCCAAGTATTAAAAGCCGAGCAAAAAGAAATAGAGGAAACCGGCAAGAAATTTGAGCGCGGAGTAATACCTCTAAAGTCTTATAAACAAACTTATTCATTAACTTTAAATAAATAAATATGCCTCTATTAAAAACATTAACTCAATTTATATTAGAATTAGAATTATTAAAAGAAGAATATATAAAAAGAGGATATAGGGATTATAATACTGCTGATAGGCAATCTTACGGGCAGTTTGTTGAATTAAGCCAAATACTGTTTGAATTAAAAAACAATGTAATTAACAATTAAAAATAAATAATTTTATGATCGTAATTAATGTAGAACGCGATAAAATAACTTGGGTTCCGGTCCAAACTAAAAGCGGAGTAAAACACTACGCAAACCTAGCTATTGACCTATTAAGAGAAAAGGACGAGAAGGATAACACTCACTCCGTATGGAATAACCAATCCAAAGAGGACCGAGCAGAAAAAAAGAAAAAAGATTACGTCGGTCGCGGTAAGGAAATTAAGTTTAATCCGGAGGCTAAAAAGGAATACAGTAATAACCAACAAATAGACGATTTACCCTTTTAAATTAATAACGTTATGAAGACTTTATTTGACGAACTAGAGACGGAGGATTTTAAATGGTTTAATGATTATCATAAACAAAATCCGCAGATTTACGAGTACTTTAAGCGTTATACGTTTAAGTCTATCGAGCGAGGATTTAAGAACTTATCCGCAGAATTTATCTTTAATATTATTCGTTGGGAGACTCCGGTAAAAGCAAACGGAGACGACTTTAAGGTTAACAATAACGCGAAGCCGTTTTACTCCCGCTTATTTATGAAGGAGCACCCTACTTACGAAGGATTCTTTAGAAAAAGAGCAAGTAAAGCGGACGAAGTTTATATTTAATTACTTATATTTGTTTTAGGTGTCGGATACCTATTTAAAACTTATTGGCCTTGATACGAACCCCTAATCCGACTAGGGGGGAGTAGATAGGCCACTTTTATTTTATGGCAAAAGATCCCGCGTTTTTATTTTATAGTAGCGATTTCTTGAACGGAGTATCCGATCTAACAATGGAGGAACGGGGACAGTATATTACTTTACTTTGTCTCCAACATCAAAAAGGAAGTTTAAGCGAGAAAACCATTAGGTTAACCGTAGGTTCCGTTTCGGTTGACGTTATGCGCAAATTTGTAAAAGATAAAGAAGGAAATTATTTTCAGTCTAGGCTTAAAGAGGAAATAGAAAAAAGAGCAAATTTTACCGAAAGCCGTAGAAACAATGGGTTTAAGGGAGGTAGGCCTAAAGCTAGTGAGAAACCTAGTGGTTATCCTATCGGTTATCCTACGCCTAACCTTATGGAGAATGAAAATGAAAATGTAAATGAAGATAAAAATATAAATATAGATTTTGACTTCTTTTGGAATGACTACGACAAAAAGGTAGGCGATAAGAGTAGGTTAAAAAGTAAGTGGAATAAATTATCCGATAATGACCGAAATCAAATAATGGAATATTTACCTTTATACATAGAGGCAGTTCCCGACAAACAGTTCCGCAAAAACCCCGAAACATTTTTAAATAATAAATCTTGGCTAGATGAAATCGTTAAACGAATTAATCCCGACAACTATAAACAATCTTACGCCGAGCGTGAGTTTGCCAAACTTAAGAGTCTCTAACGCTTTAGAAAAACACGAATTAAAAGTATTAGACGCGCTCCAAACTATGAGCGTAGGCCGTTGCTCTAGGATAGAAGTAAAAGAACACTTAAAAACGTGCTTACATTTTAGCGGGTGTACTATACCAACTCCGGAAGAGTTTGAGTTTATGGTAACTTTTGTAATAGATAACTATAAACGTTTTTGTCTAAAAGAGTTAGGTTGCGCCTTCGAAATGTACGCCCTAAATAAGCTAGACGTAGACAAGGCTATTAAGTTTACTCCTAAGTTTGTAGGGGAGGTTTTAAGCGCCTACGAAAAAATCGCTATTAAGGTCCGTAGGAGCGTTGTAGTCGAGTTACCGGAGCCAAAGCCTAGAGAAGTATCGGAAGAGGAAATATTAGCCTCAAATCAAGAATTTTGGGCCGACTCAAAGAGTAAGGACTTTAGGTTCCTAAATGTTAAGGCTTTCGATATACTATGGAAACGAAAAGAGTTAAATATTACAATCCTAACAAAAGAAAAGGCAGACTCGATAAAAAGTAAGGTCCTAGCGTTCTACCGTACTAAACTACAAAATAAGGAAGACGAAGAGCGACTAACTAGCGAAGACTTTGTAAGGGATCAATGCAAGAAATATACTTTAATGCTATTTTATAACAATAAATTATAACATATGAAAACAGCAATGCAAGAATTAATTGATGAAATGGATATAATTAAAGGTCAATTATGGGAAGAAGGATTAAAAGACAAATCAGCAATGATAAGCGATATGATTAAAAAGGCAGTTAAACTACTTGAAAAAGAAAAGCAACAATCTATAAACTTAATAAAACAAACTTGTATGTTTATGGGTGCTTCTATTATTGATATAGAAATTAGTAAAATGGAGTTTGAAGATATTTATAACAATTATTATAACTAAAACAAATAATAATATGGAGTATATTCAAACATTGTTATTACTTATTATTCTTGAACGATTATTAATTGAAAGGCCTTCGTATAAATTAGGAATAGACTTTAAACCAAAAAGCCATATTTCATTATGGATTTATCATAAAGAAAAAAGAGACGGTCAATGGCAAAGATACGGCGGTAAATTGCTTTTTATATATAGATTTAACCAAAACAAATAAATAATGATAAAAGCGACAGTTATTTTTATCCTACAAATGATTTACTTTTTACTTATTTCGGTCCCGTTAGCTTGCTTACTTCTTATTACTGCAAACGTCTACTTCGAGGCCAAAAGAGTAATTTATAAAAATAAATCCTAAATTTGGTTAATGACATTAAAGCCGTTACCCAAAGTACTAGAGCAAACTCAAAAGGTTTTTAACGCTTATGTTCGTAAAAGAGACGAAGACGAAACTTGTATTTCTTGCGGATCTAACTCCGCTAATCAAGCCGGACACTATTTCCCCGTTAAAGGATTCTCTTCCCTTAGATACAACGAACTAAACGTTAATATTCAATGCGCGTCTTGCAATATGTATAAATACGGTAACCAAGCTATGTATAGAATAGGACTCGTAAGAAAAATAGGCGAAGAGGCAGTAAAGAACCTAGAACGCCAAGCCGTAAACGATAGAGTAAAGAAATGGACGAGGGCGGAACTGTATGAAATAATAAATAAATATAAAAATGGCGAAACTAAGTAACTCCGGTAAAGTAACCTTTGGCCGCAGAAAAGGCGGTAAGGCAACTAAAACTAAAGGACCTAAAGACAAACCGACTAAAGCCTATAAAGGCCAAGGCAAATAAAAACATTATGAACATAAACGAAATACGACCTAACCCGTCTAACCCCCGTTACATTACGGACGATAAGTTCAAGCAACTAGTAGCGTCTATTAGATCCTTCCCCCAAATGCTAGAATTACGTCCCCTTGTAATCGACGAGAATAATACAGTTCTCGGCGGAAATATGCGTCTAAGGGCTTGCATAGAAGCCGGCCTTTTAGACGTTCCCGTTAAGCAAGTAATGAACTTTACTAAAGAACAAAAGGAAGAGTTTATTATTAAAGATAATCTAGCCTTCGGCGCTTGGGATTGGGACACTCTAGCGAACGAATGGTCCGTTTCCGCCCTCGTAGAATGGGGATTAGATTTGCCTACCTTTGACAAAGAAGTACCGGAACCAAAAGACGAGACTAACGTTAAGGAACCGATAAATTGCCCGAACTGCGGGTTTAATCTTTAACTTTGCGCTATGACAAATAATGACATATTAAAAAAGAATATGATAGAAGCCCTAGAAAAGTCTCTAGGAATAGTTACTACGGCTTGCCGAATGGTAGGTATGTCTAGGGAAACCCACTATCGTTGGCTAAAAGAAGACGAGGCTTATAAAGAGGCAGTAGAAGGGATAGCAGATATAGCGTTAGACTTTGTAGAAAGTAAACTCCATAAACAAATAGAGGAAGGCGAAGTTTCGTCTACTATCTTTTACTTAAAGACAAAAGGTAAGAAAAGAGGATTTGTAGAGAAACAAGAAATAGAACACTCCGGAAATATGCAAGTAACTTGGAACGAAGAGAAGACTTACGAAAGTAAAACGAGTTCCTTATAATCCAAATATGAAGCTAACAGTAAAGCAGACAATCGCTTTAGACTATTTAGAGGACAATATAACTAACGAAGTATTATTCGGCGGAGGAGCCGGAGGCGGTAAAACTGCGCTTGGGTGCTATTTCCAAATTAAACGCAGATTAAAATATCCGGAGACTAGAGGACTAATAGGTCGAGCGGTCTTAAAGACACTTAAAGAAACTACTTTAGTTTCCTTTTTTCAAGTAGCTAAAATACAAGGACTAGTAGCTAATCAACACTACCGTTATAACGGGCAATCAAACCAAATAGAGTTCTTTAATGGTTCCGTAATCTTACTAAAGGATCTATTCCAATACCCTAGCGATCCAAACTTTGATGAGTTAGGATCGTTGGAAATAACCGACTCATTTATAGACGAGGCTAATCAAGTAACCGATAAGGCAAAGAATATCGTTAAGTCTAGGATTCGTTTTAGGCTAGACGATTATAACCTAATCCCGAAACAGTTATACACTTGTAACCCCGCTAAGAATTGGACCTACTCGGAGTTTTATAAGCCGGACCGAGACGCAGAACTAGAACCAAATAAAAAGTTTATTCAATCACTAGTAGACGATAATCCCTTTATTTCTAAGCACTATAAACAAAACTTATTAACTTTAGACAAAGAAAGTAAGGAGCGTTTACTGTTTGGTAATTGGGAGTATTTATCCGATCCTTCAAGCCTTATAGACTATGATAAGATTATTAATAGCTTTAGTAACGATTTTGTTAGTAGCGGCGATAAGTATATTACTTGCGACGTTGCTCGGTTTGGTAGCGATAGTACTGTTATCGGTGTATGGAGTGGCTACCGCGTTAAGGTTTATAGGTACTCTAAGAAGTCGATAGTAGAAGTAGCGCAGATCGATAGACAATTAATGGCCGAG